CTTGATCTTAAATCAGCACTATCTAAAAACATTTCATTTGCTAACATATTAGCATTGTATCCAAGATAGTGTGTGTTATATGCTAAAACATCAAGTAAAATTGACATGCCAGATCCTTCAAAATCATAATCTCTAAACTCATCTTGCTGTGAAAGAAAAGTTTTTAGATTTGCTTTTACTTGATCAAAGTCTAATGTTGATATATCTAATTTACTTGCCATTTATCTTAATCTCTCTAAAAGTGTTTCTACAACAACAGGTTCAGGATGATTTATAACCTGAAAATTTATCGTTACAGCATAAGCATTTCTATCAAACAAGGGTAAAGTTTTTACTTGAACTAGTCTTGCTCTTGGTTCATAATTTTGTATTAACTGCTCTATCTGTCTGCTAATCAAAGCATTCATTTGAGGTGTCATATTTTCAAATAACATCGCTCTTAAATTAGAACCTATCTCTGGATGAAAAGGTTTTTCGTAGTGATTTAAATTTATGAGATTACGAACTGCTCTTTTCACCGCTTCGATATCTGTAATTTTCTGAATATCTTTTGTAGCAGAATTTATTTGAAAATCTAAATTTAAGTCTTGGTAAATCCTAGAACTTCTTTGACTTTCGTTTGTTTGTGTTGAATCGTAAATTGACATTTAGTAATCTCTCTCTTGTATATTTATACCGTTATCCACTAGTGTTAATATTTACATCATCTGAACCATTTGCTCTTGTGTGTTGAACGCAAGTGTCAGCGTTACTAACATGATTCACAGGTGTGCCGCCAACATTTACACCACTAAAACCATTTGCTGTTTTTATGCCTGTATGATTAAGAGGATGATCAGCAACAGGATCACCATTTACAGTTATTGCTTTACCATTCACATTTACATTTCTGTTAGGCGATGTAACAGCAGCACCTGCAGTATTAGTATCACCACTTCTTACAACTGCTGGCATTACTTTTTCTTTTTAGTAGTTTTCTTTTTCTTCTTTTTCTTTTTTATGGTAGGTGATTTTTTTTCTTTTGGTGGTAAAGTGCTTTCGCTTTTACCCCAACCCTTCCATAGTTTATCTAAAAAACCCATAACGATCTCCTATTTCTTTTTAGTAGTTTTCTTCTTTTTCTTTTTAACAGGTGCTGAAACTTCTTCAACAACTGGTTCTTCAACGATTGGTTTTTGAACTAGTGCTGGTTTTGTAATTTCTAGACCTTGCATATCCACTTTACCTTCGCTGACTAATCTTTGTCTGTTCTCTAAATGTTTAGGTTGAATCTTTTCCTTGTTACCACCATTGTAAGCAACAGCGTGACCTTCACCCATAAGTTTTGATGTAAGTGTGTCACCATCTTGTAATTTAAAATCACCAAGAATACGACCAAACTTACCTCTCATTTCTTCGTTACCGTCACCTTTAACTTTGGATATCAAAGTTGGGCTTTCACCAAGTAGGTGCATAACTCTTTCTTTTGCTGCTAGACCAAAAATCTTCTCAACTGGATCACTTGTTCTGGATTCTGGAGTATCAATGCCTATAATTCTTACTCTTTCATCATTAAGCCAGATACCGAAACCTAAATCTATGTCAATATCAACGGTATCACCGTCAACGACTTTTCTAACTTTACATTTATACTCGTACATACCTTTTCCTTTTAATAAACTTAATAAAACTATTTATAAGTGCTTTACAAATCGTCAAAAATATAGTATAATGAAAGAATTATGAAAAATTTAGACAATGATCAATTAATTATGATCGAAATACAAGCAGAACTCTTTGATCTCTTAACAAAACATGCCGATACCATGTCTCAAGCAGTAGCAATCACTTTCAAGACCGTTGTGGACTGTTACGTTGCACAATTTGGGCGTGAAGGTGCCGAAAATATGTTGAAAACGGCAATCGAATCGGTAAAAAACGGTAAACATGACTTGGATCCTGCAATTATACCGCAAAATCTCTTAAATTAGAACAAATAGCGAACAAAAGTGTTGCATTTTTGCAACACTTTCAAAAAAATGCCCGATTTTTTGATTTTCCGCCCGAAAGTTCTTGCAAATATACCGTTTTTAGTGTATATTATAATCATAATTGAAAGGATATATTATGAAAATACAAGAATTATATGACAAATTCAACTCTATGACTACTGTTGAAGAAAAAATTAGTTTTCTTAAAAATTGTAGAGATGATAAATCTATCAAATTTAACATTGAGTATGACAATATCATTACAATGTTATATTCAAACCAACAATCTGAAAGTGAGTCTGCTTAATGAATATAGAAAAATTTGAAATCATGCAATCTATTCAAGATATAATAGATAACTCTAATGAAAATAAATCAATAGACAAATTAATTGATTTAAGAGATCAAATACATAACGCTGATAGACTAGAATCTAAATTTAGTCCTAATGCTTATATAATTGATAACCTTAGAAATAAAAAATTAAAAACTGACACGGTGTCAGGAATATCAACCCTAACAGAAAGGAATATATAATGGGTAAAGTGAAAAACTGGGCGATGGATAACGCTGAAAAATTTTTATCTAACCTTGAAAATCAAGTTAAGACAGGACATCAAACTATTGAGTCTGCTATGTTACTTGTTAAGTCTGCTGACATTATGTGGGACTTGATTGGTTTTAGATCAGTTGATGAGGTAGAAGAATACCTCGAAGACGTGGTCCATGAAACACATATAAAAAGTCGTGAGGGTCTTTTATGATAATTAAAGTAGGCGACAACGTAACCGTAAACAAATCTTGGTCTAATGAAATTAGATCAGGTATTGTAACTGAAATAAGCATATCAACAAACGTTGATGATCCTGCTGGCGAAGCAGGTATGCAAGTAAATCAGTATGACACAAATCTTGATTATTCAGGATCGCTTAGTTATAAAACAGAAAGTGGCGATGAATATTGGGCATACTTAGCACAAATACAAGGAGATATATAATGTTACCAGAAGAAAATTTTATTACAAGTATTATTACACAAGCCATCGAAGATGCTTCTTATACAGGCACTAGTAGAAAATATTTAAAACATAAACAAGCAGCGATTGATTGGTTTATGAACAATGATCCTCAGTTTATGCAATATTGTAAAATACTTGGTATTGATTCAAATACAATTCGAAACAAAATAGTGAAACACGTTCCTATGACAACAACTAAAAAACAGAAAGAAGTAAATGCCAGATTATAAATTTAAAGAAAACGATATACTCAATGAAGTTATGGACTACATTGATAAAACTTATAGATCACACTATGCCAACGGTGTGAAAAAACAAGCAACTGAAATCATCATTGATCAAGGTCATGGTGAAGGATTTTGCATGGGCAATATTTTAAAATATGCTCAACGTTATGGCAAGAAAGAAGGTAAGAATAAACACGACCTTTTTAAAGTTATACATTATGCTGTAATACAATTATCACAGGACCATTACAAGTCTTTAGAAGAAGTTTTGAATACTGAAAAACATTAACTATTGAATACATCCTTGACATATCGTATTTGTAATTGCCATTATCATTACATACGATATCCATAATACTATTATCAATGTTATTATTCTTACTAACATTTTTGGTCCTAGCTTGGAGAGGTTTCTGAAGGAAGCACACCAGTACTTATAAGACCAAGGAATTATAGATGTAGTATATTTTTATGTTAAAATACACTATGTCGAAATTGCATAGAAACGTTGCAATCTTAATGTGTTAAACACATATACAATCATACTATATATTTGTATGAAAGGAATAAAAAATTTATGCTTAACTACTTTATTGAAAAGTTTTCTAATTACACCAATATCTTTAACACTCATAATTTTGACAATGTGGATCCAAATCTCATTCGCTACTTCAGGACAGAATATGGGGCCGACTGGCAGGTCGCTCTTGACTACCACCTTTACCAGAAAAATCTAGGTATTAATAAACCTAATTCATTTTACCAATAAAAAAAGGGACCCGAAGGTCCCTCTCTTGGGCTGGAAATGCCCTGGATTAAAATGTAATTTTACTGCCGATAGACCAAGAAGTTGTATCAGAACCAGAATCTAAATCTTTCATTTCACCTTCAGCATAAACACTCACAGAATCAGTTAGACTATGTGAAGCACCTGCTGTATATGAAAGTCCTGTACCTTCTTTATCACCA